ATGAAACGGATAGTGGCAGGCATCGTGGCACATGTGGATGCAGGCAAGACCACACTATCCGAGGCGTTGCTGTATCGCACTGGTGAGATTCGCAAGTTGGGCCGCGTTGATCATGGCGATGCCTTTCTGGATACGAATTCGCTGGAAAAGGCGCGAGGCATCACGATTTTCGCGCATCAGGCACTGGTGGAGCATGGTGATCTGCGATTGACCTTGCTGGACACGCCGGGGCATGTGGATTTTGCGGCCGAAACCGAACGCGTGCTGCGTGTGCTTGACTACGCAATTCTGGTGGTCTCCGGTACCGATGGGGTGCAAGGGCACACGGAAACCCTATGGCGTTTGCTGGCAAGATATGGTGTGCCGACGTTCATCTTTGTCAACAAGTGCGATGCAGACGGATTCAACGGTGAAGCCGTGCTGGCCCAGCTGCGCAAACGACTGAGTGATGCGGCGTATCCGTTGCCTGCAGTCGATGGATTGTCCGATGACGATGAGGTGCCGTTAGGGGAGTCTGCCGAGGATATCGCCACACTGGATGAGACCGCGATGAACGACTATCTGGAGCATGGCGGGCTGTCCGTAGTCCGGTTGCGCGCAATGATCGCCGCACGCGAACTGTTTCCCGTGTACTTCGGCTCGGCGTTGAAGTTGGAAGGCGTCGAGGAGTTCTTGGATGGAGTGGAATCTTTCACCGCCGAAACGCAGTGGCCGGAACGGTTCGCTGCGCGCGTGTTCAAGGTGGCCCATGACGGGCAGCACAATCGCATGACATGGCTGAGGGTTACCGGTGGCATGTTGAAGGCCAAGGAAATCGTATCGTCGTCAACGCGGAAGACCGCCGAGCCGGCATGGTCCGAGAAAGTCGACCAGGTGCGTGTATACAACGGTGCCAAATTCGATACGGTCACCGAAGTGCCAGCCGGTGCGGTATGTGCGGTGACAGGGTTGACGCAGACTTTCCCAGGTGAGGGATTGGGCTATGAGCCGGATGCCGAATCACCGTCGCTGCAGCCGGTATTGACATACACGGTGCTTCCTGCAGATGCGGGATCGGGCGATGCCGAAAACGTCGGCCGAGATGCTGCTCAGCGAAATACCGGACAGCATGGAGTGGATCCCGACAATTCAGATGATGCTCAGGAAGACAGCGGATTCGTGGCACGCCCCCGATTCGATGATCTGACTTTGCATAAGGTCATCACCGCATTGCGTGAGCTGGAGGACGAGAATCCGTTGCTGCATGTGGTGTGGGTGGAACGGCTAGCCGAGGTCCATGTGCAGCTGATGGGCGCAGTGCAGTTGGAAATCATTCAGCAGACCCTGCATGATCGTTTCGGTCTTGATGTGTCGTTCGGTCCGGGCTCGATTCTGTATCGTGAAACCATCACCGAGCCAATCGAGGGCATCGGTCATTTTGAGCCGCTCAGGCATTATGCCGAAGCGCATATTCTGCTCGAACCGGGGAAGCCCGGAAGCGGCATCAGCGTGGCATCTGCTTTGTCCGAAAACGATTTGGATCGTAACTGGCAGCGTCTGATTCTTACGCATCTGACCGAGCGTGAGCATCTCGGCGTGCTAGTTGGTGCACCGCTGACCGATATCAAGATGACACTGGTGGCAGGCAAGGCGCATCTGAAACATACCGAAGGCGGTGACTTCCGTCAGGCCACCTATCGTGCGATTCGTCAGGGTCTGATGGAAGCCAGAGCCGGAGTCAGCGGACGTCCCGGCTCTCCGGTTGAGGAACGCCCCGATACCACGGGCCAGGGCAACTGTCGACTACTTGAGCCGTGGTATCGATTCCGTCTTGAAGTGCCCGCCGATATGATCGGCCGGGCGATGAGTGATGTTCAACGCATGTCTGGCACGTTCGATTCGCCGTCCACCGACGGTGGCTACGCAGTGATTGAAGGTGAAGCGCCGGTTTCTGAAATGCGTGACTATGCGATGGAAGTGAATCAGTACGCCCATGGTCATGGCCGGTTCTCCGCCACTTTCGGCGGTTATAAGCCGTGCCATGACGCGGAACAGGTCATCAAGATAGCCGTCTATGACCCCGAATCGGATCTGGACAACACCCCGGATTCGGTGTTCTGCGCCCACGGTGCCGGCTATCCCGTCAAATGGTATAAAGTCCCGGAGTTTATGCACCTTGATTTTACGACCGGTGAAAAATAGCCGCTTTGCCTTGCGGGAGTAGGGCTTAGCGGCTTTTTCTATTCTCGTCGATTCCCTCGTATTCCCTCGGTTTCCCAGAATAATGTGGGCAAAATGTGGGCAAAAATCGAGCCACGCCTAGCTGCTGTAACAACGAAAAAACCGGCCCCGCCGGCCGCAGTCAAGCTCGTGGAGCTGTCTGCGATGCCGGGCGGGGCCGAACTGTGTGGTGGTCATGCGGCGAGGTCGATGCGTTGTTTGATGGCGCTGACGCCGATGAGCGCGCCGATGAGCGTGCCGAGCGCGTTGAGCGTGGTCACGATCTGATCGACATACGGCAATCCCCAAGCGGGGCCCACCACATGCGCGAACACGGCCAAAGCGGGCAGCACGATAAGCGCGACCCATTTCAGCATCCCGTACGCCTTGTCCGGCAGGAGGTACTTGTTTTCCTCGCCAGTTTCCTCTTCCGGCTTTTCGCCGTCATGATTAGTCTCCTTGACTTCATCGGCCATTATCTGTCTCCTTACCAGTAGAGGGTCTCGCCCGGATAGATCAACGCGGGGTTGCCGGATCGATACCCGTGGATGCTGTACATGTTGACCCCGTAATACGCGGCGATGCCGCCGAGGGTGTCGCCGGCGCGCACCACGTACCGTCCACCGCCGGCATAGGCCGGCGCGACGCTCGGGCCGGTGCGACGGCAGACGGTCTCGCCCGGATAGATCAACGCGGGGTTGCCCGAACGGTAACCCGTCCACTGGTTCCACGAACCGCCATTACGGGCCGCGATGGAACTCAATGTGTCGCCACTACGAACGGTCACGCACACGCTGCCGCAATTCGCGGCGGCGGGCGCGCCGCCAGAACCGCCAAGACGCTGGTTCACAATCGCCATCACCGTGTCATAGGCACCGCCAAGAGCGGCACGACGCTCATTGCCGTTGCCGTACACGCCGCGAATGACCTTCGTGGCCATGTCGTTGTAGTCCGGCGTGGCAGTGACCTGCGGCCTGACCGGATCATGCCTCACCTCGGCATTCGTCTTGCCACGATCACCTGCGGCGATCCTCTGCCAAGCGTCACGCTCACCGAAGAACAGGTTCAAGTCCAACGGGCCGACACCGTTCAAGTAGCCGGTGGACGCATACTGCACCATGCCCTCGCCCTTGCTGCCGGCGTTCCACGGAGTGGACTGCCAGCCGGTCGCGTTCATGGACGCGTACTGCGCCTTCCACAGCATGCAATGGGCGCGCACGTCGGACGGAATCTGATACACGGCGGAATCCTGCACGTACACGATCGGCCAGACCTTGGTACGCGAATACACTTGGTTGACCCACTGGCGCACCCAGTCGCCGTTGCCCCACGCGGCGTTGCCGTTGGACTCCCAGTCCAACGCGAGCACGCACTGGCCCACATAGCCGTTGAACTGGTTGAGATAATGGTTCACCTCCGCCGTGACGTTGCCGCCGTCCGCGTAATGGTAGCCGCCGCAAGCCTTGCCGGTCTGCCGCGCCCAATCGGTCTGGCTGCGCCAAGACGGATTCACGTAGCCGGAACCCTCCGTGATCTTCACGATGGCCGCGTCGGCGTCCACCACGCGCGTCACGTCGGCGGACTGCCATCCACTCACGTCGATGACGTTCATGTTCGCGCTGGCGACCGGTGTGACAGCGACGCACAGCACCGCAGCCAACGCGGTCAACGGCCTGCCGATATGCCGACGCAGACGCTTGTGCTTCGGCTTGCCTTTGTTGTTGAGGATACCCAAATTCCTCTCCTTCCCGCCCCGAGTCAAGGGGCAAATAGAAAAGCCATCCCGGAATGGGATGGCTTTGAAAACCGGTGTGAAAATCAATGCCTGTGCGCGCCATGATTGAATATGATGACGAGCGCGAGCAGCAGCAGGTATATGCCGCCTGCGATCATGAGATGCGTCATTGCCGGTCCTCCAAATATTTTTCGGCTGCAGCGACGATCCAGCATTGCGCGTCCAATTTCTCAAGCTTCGCCAACTCGTATCGGACGGCCTCGCTATGGTCGTGCGACTGGTCGCCGTAGATCAGGCCGATCAGCGTGTTCTTGATCGTGTCGCGGCAGAGCTCGTCCATACGGTCGTCGATCTTCGCCGTCCGCTCTCCCAAAGTCCGGGTTTTCGCGAAATGCTGGGAAAGCGGACTGTCATAGGGCAGGCGTTTCGGTTGCACGTGCGAGTACAGGCCGGTCGCCAACGCGTCCAAAGCGCCCGGCCAGACTTTAAGCCCGAGGGTGATGAGCGCGCACGCGCCACCCACACCCCCAAAACCAGCTAGAAACGTCTGAAACACATTGCATCTCCTTAAAATTTTGTCATTGCAAGGGCATCGTGTCCCCGTCGAAATAGTCCATCGGCTGCCCCCAGATACCGTTGAGCATCCGCTGGTAGTCCACGGTGCGCGTCAACATGGGGTGCCGCCATTGGAAGGTGCCGCGCTTACTCGGCGCATACAATCGCAATGTGAGGTCGGTGGCGTCGCTCGGCAGTGTGAATTGCATGTTTTTCCGCCCGACCCTCGCCGTCCCCCCGTCCGACGCATTCAAGGCCTTGCCATTAACAAAAGTCCATAGCAGGCCGTTGCCGCACTCCTTCGCACTGCCATCGATAGCGGTGAGTGAGCAGGCAAACGTCATGCTTACTCCGCGATACTGGGACACGTCCGGCAAAATAACCTGCATAAACGAGTCCGAGTTGTCGCTCGTGTTCGACACGTTCACGGCATCATGTGCTGGTATCGGCGTTACTGTCGAATTGACATTGCGCCATTTTCCGGCTTTGAATCGCGGGTCGAGAATGAGATTTTGAATGACGCTCATGCCATCACCCCCAAGAGGGTCAGGCGAGCGGCATCGTGTCCCCGTCGAAATATCCGATGCCGTCGAGCAGGGTCTTGTTCGCCCGATATTCGTCCCACGTGCAGATGAGCATATTCGTCACGGTGACGGTCGGATTGCCTGACTTGACGGAATAACTCATTGACATCGCACCGGAATTGTTGGCGGTCAGACTGTAGCTGACACGTTGGCTTGCACTGATGTCGCCAGAGAGGAATGGTATCGAGATAGTGCCGCCGGTGACGTTCACATAGGCACTGACCCAATATTCCGTCCCAGTCACGTTCGGAACGGTCGTGATCTGCACCCACTCGTCTGCTCGCAAGGTGATGGTCGAGGATGGGCTCGTGCATAGGTTCGTGACCGTCATCGGACACCACCCGCCCGATAGTCGCGCCTACTGCAACGGCATCGTATCCCCCGTGAAGAAGCCCGGAAGCCCCCCCCACGGCGGAGTCATATTCGTCGGCCAACTCCACGATCGGCTTCTCGATGTTTACCATGTTTCCCGAGCCAGCCTGGAATTCGATGCGGATGCGACCGGTGTCGCCCGAATTGAATCGCAGGAGGACGTTGTTCGAGCCGTTGACGGCATTCAGGACGGCGGCCTCATTCGGGTTGTTGCTTCCGTTGATGGTGTAGACGGCGCATATCTTTCCGGCACTTGGCTTGTACGTCCACAGGAAGCAGGCGAACACGAAATCAGTGTTTTTCGGCACCGTAAGATCGAAGCCGTAAGCGCCGGAGCCTCCTGTGATCTCCAGCTGATGTGACGTCTGGTTGTACGTTGCCCTATGATCGCCATAGACGTGGATGTTGTCCAACGGGCCGTTCAGATTCGGGTTCGTGAACCAGTTAGTCCTCTGCATTCACATCCTCCTTGTCGAGACTGTCGAGCACATCCTTCGGGATCAGTTTCATGGCCGCCGCGAGTTGGCTGGACAGGATCGCTATCTGCTTGTTGAGAGTGCCGATCTGTTGCGAAAGCTGGTCGATGACGGTGTTCGCGTCGGCTGGAATCTGAGTCAAAATGTCTCCTTTTTAATGCGGAACCCCCACAATCCGATTGGATTGCAGGGGTTGAAAAAACGGGTGAAAAGCAGGGGTCAGTCGGCGGCGGTCATCGTGTCGATTCGGGTCACGGCCTTAAGCTCTTCGAGCGTCAAAGTGCGTCCGAGATTCGTCCTAACATCCGTGACTTTGACGGACGTGCCGGAATCGTCGAACGTCGCAAGCACGCCACGCTGGTAGTCACGCCACGATTCGCCCGTCTGGTCGGCGGACGAATACTCGAATCCGAGCCGGCACAGTTCCGCGCGCAGGCTTTCCTTCGGCGGACGCAGGTCGAGCACGCCATCCGCCGCCGGTCGTACGTTGGATTGCGGGACGTCAGATGCTGTCATGATTACTCCTTTGCTGTTGTGTTGTTTCCCTTTTTTCGCCGGTCATCCCGGCGGAGTCGATGCGCGTGGCCGTCCGGCCCGCGTCAACGCCGACGGTCGGTCAGATAATCGATCGACCGTCGGCGGAACCGGTCGCGCGTCGCGGCGATGCGGTCGGCCACGCCGGCCAGCGTGTCGGCGAGCCGACCGTCCGCATCCTCCATGACGGGCATCGCGTCCAATCCGAGCAGGCGACGGGTCTCCTCGCGACCGTCCGGCGACAACGCGCCGGACGCCGTGAGCACGGGATGCAACGCGGCCATGCGCGTCTGCTGACGGTCCGCCAACTCGTCGCGCTCCACCTGCTCGTAGGCGCTGGTCCAAGCGTTGCGTCCAGTGGCCGGGTCGATGACGCCGGGGTCTCTGGCTTGGATCATGGCATGCACGGCAAGGGCTGGGTCGTCGAGGCCGAGCAGTTCCATCCATGCGGCGACTGTTTCGACGCGGCACGCGAGGTGGCTGCCCCCGTCGGCCGGTTTCGATGGGTCGGCGTTCGCGTTCTCCGGCGTGATATCGACTTGGAGCATGCCGTTCAGTATCTTCGCTTCCACTGGGTTCCTTTCATTTGACGAGGTATGCGAATCCGGTCACCCAATAGTTCGTGCCCCCGGATGGGAACAGGTTGTATCCGCCGACGCTGGCCGGCATGCTGCGGATCATCACCGTGTATTCGCTGCTGGTCTCATTGCATGGCGTGCTGGATATGCTGGCGTTTTGATCCGCGCAGTTGACGGTGCCGAGGCCTTTGTACCGCCCGTACTTCGGAGGAGTGAACGTTAGGCGGAAGGTCGTCGTCATGAATGGGGCGATGTGGTGGGAGCCTTCGACCTCGTGTGTTATGAAGGTGCTCCTTTGCCCTGACCAGCTACCGAGGAACCCGCCGAGGTAGAGGTATCCGGAGTTGATGTCCGCCTCCACGCCGACGCTGCCGTTCGAATCTGCCGCCGCCAGTTCGGCGTATGTATTGTATTTGCCCGTCGGGTCGGCGCGCAATAACAGTTGCGCGTAACCGATCTGGTTGCCTTTGGAATAATCCTTGTAAGTGGACAGGAAGGCTTCGCCGATTTTGGTGGCGTTGTCCGCAGCCTTGTATTCGCCCAAACGCATGAACGACCCCGGATCGGTGTCTCTCATGCGGCCTCCGTTGATTACGATGGTGGAGACTTCGCCTTTGGATTGGGTCAGGGATTCCGACGCGATGTAGGCATCGCGACCGTCGCGCCCGTGCATGAATTCGATGCCCGAGCCTTCGGTCTTGTCATCGCTGTTGATCATCGACTGTCGGAACGTCGGTGAGATTCTGATTCGTCTGCCGGTGAGGCTCGTCTGGAACGTGCCGGTCAGCAGGTTGCTGCCGCCCTCGCCGTCCAGATGCACGGTATGGTTCCGCTTCGAGTCCCACATGTCCAGCGCGTTGCCCCTCAGCTTCCAACCCGTGTTGTCGGCCGTGCTGGACTGTACGACCGGCGCGTTGATGACGGTGCTGGTCATGACTCCCGCGTTGACGGTGGGCGCGGTCAGGGTGCCGTTGGCGAGTATGCCGCCGTCCATCTTCAGGTTGCCGTTGGTGTCCAGCGCGAATTTCGCGTTGCCCGAGGAATCGTAGCCGACGAGCCCGCCGCTGGTGAGCTTGACACCCCTGTTCGCGGCGCCCGTGGTCTGTATGATCGAGCCGGTGACGGTCACGCCGGAGAGCGTGCTGCCGCTGGTCAGCGAGCCCTTCATGGTCACGCTGCCGTCCATCGACCTCGCGTACAGGGTTATGCTCCCGTTGGCATCCTTCAGCACGAGGCCGGCATCGTTCCACAGCATGCGCCCGTTCGTGGTCGTGATCGTCGAACCGGTGACCTGGCTGGCCTTCACGGTGCCGACGAGGGTCACGCTGCCGGTGGCCGAGTCCGCCGCCAGCGTGCTGGTGCCGGAGGCGTTCCTCAGAACGATTCCCGCGTCGTTGATGGTCAGCCTGCCGTTCGCGGTCCTGTAGACGGCGCTGGTGATCGTGCCGCCCGTGATGGTCGGCGCGCTCATGCTCGCGTCCGACACGATCGGCGCGTCCATGGTCAGCTGCCATTTGCCGCTCGAATCGCTGGCGAAGCTCAGCAGGTGCCGGTTGCGGTAGCTGAATATGATGCCCGAGTCGGTGATGGTCACGTTGCCGCCCTCGGTGCGGTACGTGCCGCCGACGATGGTGCGGCCGTGGAAGAACTCCGCGTCCACAAGCTGCGCGGTGATCGAGCCGGTGGCGATGATGTTGCTGGCGACGAGGTTGAACTCGTTCCACTGCGTGCCGTCGAACTGTCTCACGGCGGTGACGCGCGAGCTCAACGGCACGAGCACGCTCGCACTGTCGTTCGCCGCGCCCTCCCAATACGTGTAGAAGTCCGCCAGCAGTGAGGTGCTGTTGTTCGCCTCGCCGAGCCAACGGGTCCAGTATTTCTGGGTTACGAACCAGAAGTCGCCGGCCCTCACCGTGTTCGACTTGTCGTTGCGCGGGTCGTCGGGCCCCTTGAAGATGGAGTGCATGCCGTCGGCGGTCTTCTGCGCGTTGACCGCGTTGTCGTAGGCGTCCTGGGCCTTCTTCTCGGCCTCGGCCAGCGCCTTGTCGGTGGCGGCCTTGTTCGCGTTGATCGTCTTGTTCGCCGCCGCGAGGTCGTCCGACACCTTCTTGGTGGCGGCGTCCTGCGCCCTGTCCACTGAGGCCTGCGCGTTCTTGTTGTCGGTGATGGCCTGCGCGTTCTTCGACACGTCGGCCCTTATCGCCGCGTCGGCCTTGTCCTGCGCCTGCTTGTTCGCCTCGATCCGCGCGCCGGTCTCGGTGAGTTTTTTGTCGACCACGGCGACCTGCTGGGCCGCGTCGTTCTTCGCCGCCGCCAGAATCTGTTCGGCGCTCTTGTTCAGATCCTCCTGCGTGAGCACCGGGGCGACCTTGACGCTGGCACCCGCGCTCCACGCCGACTTGTTGCCGGAATGATCGACGCTCCTGAGCGCGAACCACCATGTGCTGTTCAGTTCAAGCCCGGTCACATGGCAGTAGCCGTCACGCTGCACGGAATCCCGGTATTTCCAGTTCCCGTTGGAGTCGCTGATGCCGACCTCCACGTGGTCGAAGTCCAGCTCCATGCCGCCGCCGGCATTGTTCCTGCCGTCCCACTGCACGTCCACCACACCCAATTTCGAGGTGAGTATCGGCTTGGACGGGATGCTCGGCGGCGTCACGTCACTGGCCACGAGGGCCACGACCACGTTCGACCAGTCGCCCAATTTGTCCGAATACGTTGGCACGGCCCTGACCCGGAACTCATAGCGCTGCCCGCATTCCAAACCGCCGATGCCCAACGTCAGCCGCTGCGCGTCAGTCACGCCACCGGAAACCCACGGGGCACCGGCAAGATTCTTCCGATACTCCACGCGATAGCCCGAAATGTCGATGGCCGTGTCATCCGTCGCCTGCGAGACCGCAGCCCACTGCAGGGTAGCCAAACCCAACGCGGTACCACGACTGGAGATATAGGCGTCCGTCTGCACCACAAGACCAGTCACGGCCTTCGGCGTCCTATGATCCTTCTCCGGAGCGGGACGACCACCCTCGGAACCAGCGAGGGTCGCGCCGCCGGTGATACCGGCGATCTTCTTGGCGGCCCGCACCTGCGAGTCGTACACCTTGTCGTTGAGGGTGATCGAGGCTTTGAGCCCGTTGGAGTCGAGGCTGACGGTGACCTGTTGGATGCGCACCTTCTCGCCGTGCTGGACTGTGGGCGCGGTGATCCAGTCGCCGGGCCGGTAGTCCACCAACGGCAATGATTCGGCGTTGGTGACGAGCAGCGAGCGGGTGTACTGGCCGCGCACACGGGCCGCGCTGGCCAATGTGGTCTGCATGAACGCCTTGGCGGTGGCCTCGTCCGAGACTCCACCCTGAGAGACATAGGATTCCCAGCCACCCCACGGCGTGGGTGCCGCCGGATTCGACTCGCGGAAGATTAGCCCGTTGTCACCCTCCACGAGGATATCGCTGGAGAGGTCTTCGATGCTTTCCTCTTCGGGTGCCTCGAGTATGTCGTGCGCCATGCTGATGTGCACGCGGCCCGACAGGTCACGGCTGAGACTGGTGCTGTCGGCGTTCCAGATTCTGAGGGTGCGGCCCTCGGTGCGCCAGTCGATGGCACCGCCGCCCACCATGCTCGAAAGCATGCTGTTCAGGCTCGTGCCCAACGAGTAGTAGAGCGTGTACACGCTCTTCCAGTTCGCGCCAGCCGCGTCCTTGCCGGTGTCGAAACCGGGGGCCAAAACGAGGCCGGCACCCTTGCGGGCCTTGTTCTCATCGAGAATCGTTCTGATGATGGTGCCGGGGTTCTTCGACAGGAACGCGCGCTTGCCCTTGTTGTCGCCGTCCGCTATCAGATGCGCGGTGTCGTTGTTCAGAATCTTGTTGGCCAGCCAGCCCATGCTCTGGCAGGTGAGCGTCACCGTGTCCGACACGTCTTCGGCGTTGCGGGAGCGGCCTATGAGCAGGAAGCGGCAGTTGTAGGGTTCGCTCCATGTTCCGCCGTCACTGACCTCGAGCCCGATCTCGAGCCCCTGTTCGAGGCCGCGTTTCAGGATTCCGCCGCCGACGGTACGACGGCTGTAGACGACCTTGAGTGCTCCGAGGTCGTTGTTGACGATGCTCGCGTCCCATGAGAGCGGTGCGGGCAGGTTGCCGAGCCTGCCGCCGTTGGGCAGGTAGGCGACGAGGCGGGCGTGCAGTGTCTTGACCATAAGGGGACTCCAGACGTTGAAAACCGGCGCGGAAATTGCATAGAAGGGGAATACGGGGTCTACCACCATGCGCGGCGCACGTGCACGAGCAATGGCTCGCCGCTGCCGGTGATCTTCGACGTGAGCCGGTAGCCGTTGTCCACCGGGTTCGGCCAGCATTGCAGCAGGCCGCCCGCCGGATAATCCAAGCCGCCGGTCACGTCCGTGCCAGATTGCGTCCACTGATGATCCGCTGTGGACTGCCATGCGAGGCAGTTGCCCACGTCCACATACGTGTAGGCGTTCGCGTTGGCCGCACCCTGCCAGATGACGCCCGTGTTCGACGTGGGGTCGGTGACCGAGGCGCTGCTCACGCCCTTGGGCAGCCGTATTATCGGATCGTTGACGGGCGCGTCGCCGAACATGCCATCCGGTATGCCCGACGACAACGGGAACAGCAGCGAGGGGGAGTTGTTCGTCTCGCCCATCCACATGGTCACGAAATCCGCCATGAGACTGGTCGAATCGTTCGCCGTGCCGCTCCACCGCGTCCAGTATTCCTGCCGCCATTGCACGGCTGACGGCCACAGCCAGTCCGTTGTGTTCGCCGCCACCTGACGGTCATACGCGACCGGATCGCGCCACCACACCTGGGGCATGGCGAACACCGCCGTGAACGGGGTGAGCCTGTCCAGCACGGTGCCTCCGTCGTCGGCCTCCAGACTGGCGAGCTCCACGACGGCCTGCTGCGCCTGCCCGTTGACCCGACGGCCCAATGTCAGGCTTGGTGCCGTGCACAGGCGCGCCAGGCGGCTCGAATCCAAACCCGAGGCATCGCCGTGGCCCAACGCGCCCGCACGGAACGCGGTGACCTTGAGCGTCACGCTGCGTTCCTCGAATGAAGGAGCGAAACCGGATGGTATCGTGCCATGCCGGAACGGGGCGCTGACCTTGCTGCGGGACACGGAGATTCCGGCGAACAGGGTGCTGCCCAACGTGACGCGGCAATACTGGGAGTCGAGGGCCACGCCGTTGAGCGCGTAATCGACACCGGCCATAAGCAACCCCCTTTAGATTCCGACCGTCAGCTTGTCGAGACTGTCGTTCGTGGCGAGTGGCCACGGGTCGGCCTGCGGATAGTAGTTGGTGATGTTCACGTTCGACGTAGAACCGGTGTTGGGCGTGTAGTCCATGCCGGAACCGCCATACACGTAGCCCGGGGCCGCGAACCCGTTGGAAAGTCCCACGTTCATGCCCATGATGTCCGCCTGCACCTGCTGCCAGCCGGCGTTCAGGCTCTTACGGAAACCGCCCATGATCGCCTCGCCGGCGGGAATCAGCAGCTTGCGGTCGTAGGGGAGCGGTCCCTTGTGATCGGCGATCCAGCCGGCGATATTGCCCACAAAGCTCGTGATGTTGTGCCAGATGCTTTTCAGACCGTCGAGGAAGCCCTGCATGATGCTTGCGCCCGCGTTCCACAGCAGGCCTCCGAGATTGCCGAGCGCGCTGAGGATGCGGCCCGGTATGGAGGCGATGAACGAGACCGCCGAATTGAAGCCGTTGGCTATGCCGTTGCGGACCTCGTTGAACTTGTTTACGAACCATTGGCCGATGCCTGCGAAGAACACCTGTATCCTGCCGGGAACCGAACCGATGAACGCGGTCAGCGCGTTCCATCCGTTCTGAATGTTCGCGGCCGCGTTGGAGAACCATTGCGTGATGTTCTGACACGTGGTCTGGAAGAAATCGGTGATGTTCTGCCAAGCTGTCTGCAGGAAGCCGGTGAAATCGGCCCATAATTGCCGGCCGACCTCGGTCTGGGTGCAGAACAATGTCAATGCGGCGACTATGGCGGCGACGAGGCCGATTATCCACACGATGGGGCCGCCGGTGGCGGCCATGACGGCGTTGAACGCGCCCTGCACGGCGGTGGCGGTCTTGGTGACGGCGCTCCATGCTTCCTGCGCGGCCTGGGCGAGTTTCATTTTGCCCGTGAGCTGCTGGATGGCGGCGATGGGGCCTCCCATGTCCATCATGAGCATGACGCCTTTGCTGACGCCCTGAGCGGCGGTCGTGACGGTGTTCATGGTGTTGGTCAGCTTGGTCAGTCCGCTGGTGAGCGCCTGATAGCCTTTGACGGCGGCGAATGCGGTGCCGATGCCTATGATGATGGGGATGAGCGTGTTGCCGTGGGCGAGGAACCAGTTGAGCGCGTCGGCCACGAATTTGATGGCGTTGGCGAGGGTGTCGGGAGGGGCGAGTTTGACCCAGTCGATGACCATGTTGACGACGCCCATGATGGCGTTCCTGATCATGTCCCAAGCGGACTTGAACGCGGTGACTGCGCCGTTGTCGTTGAGTGCCTTCCATAGGTCCTGCATCCATCCGATGACGCCTTGGATGCCGGCTTGGATGACCGGCGTGGCGGCGCTGATGCCGTCGGACGCCCAGCCGATGAATCCGGTGAGCGCTGGTTTGACGCTGTCGAGCATGGTGCTGCCGAGTTTGACGGCGCTTGCTTCGAGGTTGCCCATCGCGCCTTCCATGGTGCTGGCGCTGGTGGCGGCCTGTATGGCGGTGTCGCTCATGCCGAGCTGCATGAGCGCCTGATTGAATTCGTCGGCTGTGATCTCTCCATTGGCCATCGCGTCGCGGAAGTTGCCGGTGTATGCGCCGTTTTGGAGCATGGCCTGCTGGAGTTTGCCGGAAGCGCCGGGGATGGCGTCGGAGAGCTGGTTCCAGTTTTCCGTGGTAAGCTTGCCGGCCCCTGCGGTTTGCGTGAGCACCATGGCCACGCTCTTGAATGCGTCGGCCCCGCCGCCTGCCACGGCGGTGAGGTTGCCCGCCGCCTCGGCCAACTTGTCGTAGTTGGGTACGCCGTTGGCCGCGAGCTGGGCGGTGGTGTTGCGGATGTCGGAGAGTCCGAACACGGTCTTGTCGGCGTAGTCCTGCGTCGATTTGGTTAGTTTCCTGATCTCGGCGTCGGAGACTCCGGCGAAGCCTAGGGTGCTGGCGAATTTCTGGGTGGAGTCGGAGGCTTCGACGATCTGGCTGGACAGGCCGGCGAAGCCTTGGATGACGGTGCCGGCCACGCTTTGGGCGATGCCGCTGATCATGCCGAGCTTCGCGGAGAATCCCCTGGAGAAGCCACCTCCGGCGGTGTCTCCGGCTTTCTGGCCGACCGATTTGGATGGACCGGCAAACGCGCTTTCGATAGCCTTGCCCACGCCCTTCATGCTGGGCACGATCTGCACGTATGCCTGGGCGAGCTGGTAGGCCATGGTCCTATGCCTTTCTCTGTTCGGTTATTCGCGGTGCACGACGAGCTCGTCGGGCCTGTCGGTGAAGTCAATTCTCATGAACGCCTCGAGCTGGTCGAGGGTCAGGCCCATGGGCTTGATGGTTCGCGCCTTCGCGGTGTCTACGTCGGCCGTCTGGGATGGGTTCGACGCGGACACCGTCGCCCCGTTGCCGGGGCGTGGCAGGGGTTCGGGACGTGGCCCGCGTTTCTTCGGGTCGCTGTTGCCCCACATCCACATGTTCATCTGGTCTATTCGCACGGCCGCCAGATACTGGTCGAGCGTCCACGCCATGGGAACGTCGAGTTTCTGCCAGATCAGTGAGCCGGCCGGCAGGCGCACGGCCAACACGGCCGTTTCCAACGGATCCAGCTCGTATATGCCGAGCCCGTATACCCGCCGCATGTCCGCCGCCAACTGGTCGGGGCATTCGTGCAGCAGGTATACGAGCATCAGGAGTTTGGGAGCGTCTCGTTGAGCCGCTCCAGCAGCTCCTGAACGAAGCCGGCTATGGCATCGCCGGTGATCACGCCAGTATCCGGTTCGCGCAACGCGTCCTTGACTCGCTGGTAGTCGTCGCCGAAGAAACGGCGCATGAACGGCACGACGCTCAATGCGTTGTTCTGCGGGTCGGACTGCAGGTCGTAGAGGGATTCCATGAGCTCCCAGTCGTCCAACGACCGGGGGTCGATGGTCAGGTCCACGCCCTTGACGGTGATGGTACGCGGCTTGTCCTGCGCGGGCCTGTGATCCTGTGGCACAGCCGGATGGTTTGTATTGCGGTTGCGGTTGCGGTTGCTTTTTCGTGACATGACTTCTCCAAAAATGAACCGACTTCAAAAATCATGGGGGCCCGCGTCGCGTGAAGTCGAGTGAAGCGCGACGCGGGAAGAACCGTTACTCGGCGGCCGGCGTCTCCTCGGCGGGTTCGGCGGTCTCCTCGGCGTTGACCTGGTCCACGACCTTGCCGGTCAGGGCCTCGGCGTTGACACTGCTCTCGGACGCGCTGGCCGCGACGCCGATGTATTCGATGGCGGTGACCCCGTTGCCCATGTCGTTTGCGGACACGGTGACGTCGTACACCTGAGCGTCGCCCGCATGCACCTGTCGGTCGCCGAACTCGGCGCGCGTGCCGTTGCCGATCACGAGGCGGTCCTTCACATTGCCGGTCATCGCGATCTCGAACACGAGCACGAAGCCATTGTCGGAGGGCATCTGGTGCTTGATGGTCATGCTCTTGTCGCTGCCAGTGACCGCGTCCTCGTTGTAGCGCAGTTTCGCGGCCTCGACGCGCAATACCTCCAACATGGAGAACTGGTAGGATTCCGCGTAGCTGGTGATGACCTTCATGACGGTCTGCCCGTTCGCGTCCTTTACCTCGGTGGTGTCCGTGTCGGTCGTGATGGTCAGACCATCCTCCGACAGGTAGCCGAGCAGTTTGAAGGCGCTCGACAATGCGGTGCTGGCATTGGTCGGCAATGCGGTGCCGGCTGGTGCCCAGTAGGCGTAGCCGCCGACCTTGAACTTTCCCAACGACACCATCGTGCTGTCGTTGACTGTGGATGCAGCCATGATTCAAAACCTTTCTATATGTCGTCCGATTTGACGACGAGCTGAATGAGTATCTGGTAACGGGGTCGTCCGTCCGGCATAGGGAAATGCGTCCTGCCCGTGACGTCGATGTCGGCGACCTCGGGCAGTTCCGTGATACGTTTCAACCGGGGGAGGATGAGCTTGGAGGCGGCCTCGGAGGCCAGCCAGCGCGACTCGCCCCACACCTGCACCGCGACCAGGGGCAGCGAACGGAATTGTTCGTCCGTGCCGCCGACCTGTTCGACGGTGACGAACGGCATCGGGTGCGTGGCCGATGATTCGGCGGGCACGTCGAAACTGGCCGGATATTCGGCCTTGATCGTCGGGTCGGCGTTGATCCAGTCCATGACGAGTTTTTCCGCGTTGACCGCCATCAGCCGCCACCTCCCAAAGCCTTGGCCAACGTGTTGTGGGCCGAGTTGTCGACAAACGCCTGATGGTTCTCGGCCTGCACGAGGGCGATGGTGCCCACGTTCGACGGGATCGCCGGCAGCACCCCGTACTGGGGTTTGCCGCCATGCGAGTTGTGGCCGAGCGCGTTCGCCCTCGCCGCGACCCGTTCGGCCTCCGCGTTGACGGCACCGATCACGTGCGGCGACTGGCGGAACGCGGTGAACGCCGGCAGGTTCAGTTTCACGTTGCTTGACATGCGTCATCCCTCCGTATCCGTCAGTTCGACGCTCAAATTCCACCGGGTGGGGGTAATCCCGCCGTCGACCGGCAATGGGTCGCCTATCACCCGATAGTCGTGGCCGCGTATGGTGACCAGCGCATTCCTGAGGCTCCGGTACGTCCAGACCCTCGGTATTGCGATCGTCAACGCGGCGGTGATACCGGCCGGCCGTGTGGAGTCGGCGGCGTTCTCGTCGGCTCCGGGCTTGACCAGCACGTCGTCGATGGTCTCCGTTTCCGTCCTGCAGACGGGCTTGTTGCCCCCATCCACCTCGCCGGTCGGCACGCGCCATGTGACGGTGATGGTTTCGCCATGCAGTCTCATGGGTTCACGCTCCCGTCGGACAGGTCGATGCTCCACATGCGTTGCACGCCGCAGCCCAGCGAGCGTTTCTCCGATTTCGTCAGATACAGATCCCCGTCAGGGTTGCTGTAGCTGTTGGCCTCGGTGAAACCGTTCGCGGTCTGCGTGGATTGGGTGACCCCGGCGACGTCCTCGTTGAGCATGGCCCTTTTGACCATCGCGCAGCAGATACGCCGCAGCGTGGTCTCCGAGGCCTGAGCCCAATTGGGGCAGTCGGTGATGATCTTGTCGCTCGCGTCGGCCAGCATCGTCTCCGCCTTCGCCCGTTCGGCGTCGGTGAGCTCATGCCAACGGGAGGCGAGATCATCGGCGCTGGCGAACGGGGGAGCGGGCACGTTCATGCCCGGATCAGCGTCATCGGCCATGAGCGCACCTCCCTCAGGCCGCGATCACACCGGCCGCACGCAGTTGGGCGAGCAGCGCGTTGATCTTGGCGTTCGCGGTCGCCGTATTCGCGTCGGTGACGAGGTCCGGTACGGCCGCACCCTGCTTGACGCCACCCAACGCCGCAGCGGTCGCGGCGGGCAGCGTGTAGGCGGCAGGAATCGTCGGCTTGTTCGTTAAATCGTCGTACGAGCCGCTGAACGAGCTGGTGCCGGCACCGATGGCCTTGCGCGCCGCCGCAGCGTCAGTCGCCTTGAGCACACGCTTGCCCGTATCCGTGGCACCGGTAAGCGTGTCGGCGGTCGGGGCCGTGACCGGGGCGACGAAGTCGAAGCCGCTGCCATCGGCCTTGACCTGCACGACCTTGCCGTGACCGGTGCCGGAGGAATAGCCGCCGAGGCTGGCCGGCGTGACGCTGCCAGCAGATGGGGTGGAAGAACCGCCATTGAGGTCGATGGGTTTGCCCTTATCGTCGACGAACTGGGTTTCGATGACCGTCTGGCGGGCGGTGTTCGCCACCCCTGAGGTCAGGTGGTGGAATTCGACTGCCTGGCTCATCACTTGACCGCCTTGTTGGTGGGTGCGTCGCCCTCGACCACAGCGAAGCGGTCGGTGAACACGTACCAGGCGTAGACGATCTCCAGTCGGAGCGCGATCTGGTTGTTGCGGCGCAGGTCGCCCTGTCCGTCCGGATCGCCGTAGGTGATGGTCTCCAACGGCAGATTGCGCTGCACGCCCCAGTAGATGCCGTTCTTCCAGTCGCCGACGATCGCGCCGACCTTCGGCACCGTGTAGTCATCTCCGCCCGCGGGCGCGACGAACTCCGGGGCATTGACGGTGGTGGTCACCGATGCGGGAATGCCCTTGAACGAGTTCATGTTCACGCCGTAGCCCAGCTCCGGGTAGAGCGGGCGCTTCTGCGTGTCCTTCAGGGTGGCGAGGTCGAAGGCGTAGGAGCGGCTCATGGCGATGCCGTTTACGTCCCATCCTTCCTTGTCGTTGAGGATCAGGCCGATGGCGGTCTCGATGTCGGTGTCCGGATTGGCGGTGCGGGCCACGCGCTTGGTCGTCTTGTTCAGGTAGTTCGTCCAGGCCTTGATAGGCTTGCCGGTCAGCGGGTTGAGGCGGTAGAACAGGCCGAGGTCGAGCGCGCGGGAAAGCGCCTTGGCACCCTCGGAGGCGAGCTTGTTGATGATGCCGAGCTGGTAGTCGGAGTCGGCCCACTGCACCTCCTGGTTGAAGCGCATGGTGACCTGCGTCTTGTGGGGTGCGGTCTTGACCACTCCGAACGAGCCGGTGGTGCTGGACTTCTGCATGCCCTCGTCCACGAACTCCGCCTTCGGACGGTTCTCGAACGTGACGATGCTGGTCTCGCCGAAGCGCATCGCCTTCTGCTGGGAAAGCACGCCTACGGCGCTGCCGGACTGCACCTGGTCGACGATGCCGTCCGCGATCTGGTTGGGCATGGCGGCGATGCCGCCTGTACCGAAAATAGCCATGATATTGGCTCCTTACTGTGAAATGGTTGGTTGCTAGTTGGAGAACACGTTGGAGGCGAACTGCAGCAGGTCGTTCGGCGCCACGTCCGGCTGCTTGCCGGGGTTCTTGACCTCGGGGAGCTTCCTGCCGGTCTGAGCGGCCACGTATTCGCTGATGGACTTCGCGTTGGCCTGCATCTCCTCCAACGTGGAGCCGGTGATGAGGTTCGCGGGCAGTCCGGTTTCGGAGGCGACCTGCGAACGCCATGCGTTCGACTGCTTCTCGGCCTTGAGCTCTTCGAGCTCCTTCTGGAGCTTCGCGGTCTTGGCCGCGGCCTTCTCCGCGTCGCTCATCTGCGACTGCTTGAGCTGTTCCAGCTCGTCGGCGGCGGTCTTGTTGGCCTTGGCCCTCTTCTCCCATTCGCGTGAATGGGCGATGGCCTCCTCGTATTTGGCCTTGTAGTCGATGTCCTGCGATTCGCCGTTCGGCTCCTGTCCGGACTGTTGGTTTTCGGCCATGATTGTTCTCCTTATGGGTTGACGGGCCCGTTTCGGGCATAAAAAAACCACCCGTGCGGGTGGTTACAAAAAATGTCGTTCTCGCTTAAATGAGAACGTCTCCGGGGAAATCCGTCCATGGGCGCGGTTTGCCGATGTCAAGCCAATGCTGGATGTCGGCTTTCAGCTTTTCGTCATCGTCCGGATATGTTTCGCCGAAGTGGAAATAGATATCGTGGAATCTGCGGGCGTACTCGTCGAGCAGCGCATCGACTTCGTCACTCCAGGGCTTTGCCATTCAGCGCCTCCTTGACCATCCCGTTGAACATTTTTGTGGCGTTGGGGAAATACTTCTCCATTATCTCCCATGAATGCTCATCGGTTATCTGCGCCGCCATCATCTCGGCGAACGCTTCGGCCTCCTGGTTCCCGCTGGATTGGAAATACCCTTTTCTGTGCCCGAAACGGGAAAGCAGATAGGCGTAGTCGTCTCCTTGGCTTCCAAGGCCGGCCTGGAACATGTCGTGGATGGAGTGGTCCCCTTTCTTTTCGAGGTCCGCGGCGACGTCCATATAGAGTTGCCCAAGTGCGGCCTCTCGTCTGGCCTTGAGGCTGCCTCCCTGGACTTTCGCCAGACGCTCGTTGAAGGCTTGGCGTGCATCGGTGCTGAGCATGAGGGCGAAGGACTGCCCTTCGCGTGACAGCGCGGAGAAATACATCTGGGCCTTATCGTCGCCAAGTATCCAATCCAGCATGTGGGAGCATTCATGGACAAGGGTGTTGTATGGCGGGTGGCCCGGCTGGTGTTTTCCGACGGCGGCGAGATTCAGATATATGCCGCCATCCGAGGGGCTGAAATGGGCTTCGGTGTCATTGGGTAGTTTCGTGTCGAGTATCCTGTACGCGTTCGTGCCTCTGGAGAAGAGCTCGGCCGTGTCGTGATGCTTGGAATCGTTCAGCAGCTTGTTCAACGACGAAACATGACGCGAACCTATGGTCGCGGCAAAATCCGACTCCTTGGCGACACTGATTTTGTACGGCGCAAACGAGTCGTTGTACCGGCCTGGATGGGATTTCATGGCCGTGAGGATTTCCTTGAGCGTGGGCTGTTCGGATTCCATGGAATCACGGGCCTCGAGATACTCCCTGTACAGCCCGTCCGGGTCGTAGCCCTCGATTCTGGGGTTCTTCCTGTCCCAGCTGGGTATGATCTCGCAGTCGCAATCCTTGTGGTATTGGCCGAGCGCCCCGGCCTTGTCCTCGCTGGCGTAAACAAAGCCACGGGAGGCGAGCATGGCGCAGAACGCGCACGTCTTCGCACCGGACGGTACTCGTGCGTACCGGGGCTTCGACGGGTCGTGTTTGGAGGCGCGCATGATGGTCTCGCGACCACCGGCCTTTACCCACCGGTCCATGCTGGCGTGCAGCCCGCGTTTCGCGGCATCGTAATCGGGGCCTCGGCCGTTTTTTTCGTCGTCCCAAAGGTGGCCGGCGAGACGACGCACCGTCTTCCTCATCGGCACATCATCAGGGTCGTAGCGGCTGTCTACCGTGTAGTCGTCGTCTATGATCCACTTGTGGCGCACCTTCTCATACCATTCGGCGGCGGCCACGCTGTCGATGTTGCCGTATTTGCGGGCTATGGCGGGCACGAGCTCCAGCAGGGCGTCGCGCTGGTCGGCGGGATCGTCATACATGTTGATGACGGTCTCGAACACCTTGTCAAGCTCGCTCTGAGCCTGGGCCACCACCGACTGGTTCGCTTGGCTGAGTTTGTCCACTTGGTTGCGGCTGGGCGTTCGGCTGCTGCTGTCTGTCATCGACGCCTCCGTTCACCAATCGGTCGAGCACGCTGCCGGCCTTGTTCGCATTGACGGCATTCATGATCTGTGTCACATCGCTTTGGGGGAATCCGGCGTACCGCCAGCCGACCTCGGATTCGGCGAACGCCGGCTGCACGCCGGCTATCTTCGAGAACGAGTCGGCGCGGGCCGCGTCCGACACCTCGCGGGTCGGTGCCCATACCGGTGTGATGCGCGCGAGCTCGGTGGAATCCAAGTCCAGCGCCATGCCAACCGCGTCCTTCAGGGCGCGGGAGAACAGCCGGTTCTGACGGTCAGCCTCTCGGCTGAGCTTGCGTTCCGCGGCGGCCATGGCCTCAGCGGATGCGGGATTGTCCATCGTGATGCCCAGATCGTTGACGGGCACGTTCGTCTCGGAGGCCACCAGCATGGCGATGGTCTTGAGCATGTCCGAATGCGGTTGCATCGAGGCCTGTTGCACCTGCTGCAGGGTGGGCACGTCGCCGTCCTCGTCCTTGCTGATCGCGTTGATGGCGCTTATCAGGCTCTTCCACGTGTTTTCACTGAAGGCGTCGCGGTCGGCTCCGAGGAACCAGAGTTTCGGGGCCGCATAGAATTCGGCGTTCGCCTCCATTCGAAGCATGGTGCGCACGCCGATATCGGTCAGGGACATCAACGGGCGCGTGATGCGCGAACGGCCGAACGGTCGGTTCAATTGCGGGTCGTAGCACAGGGAGACCACCGTGGGCCTGCCGTAATTCGTATCCTGGCGTTCCGCGGACCACTTGCCCATACTGTTCGAGCACACGTAGACGCGGTTCGGCAGCCACACGTTGAAACCGGTGATGACGCCATGCTCGTCGGCGTCGGTGATGGTCAGCGCGTATCCGATCCGGTTGTTGACCGAATCCCATATGGCCGCCGACCAATCCGCCGAACGGGGAATGATGGTCACCCCGCCAATGGTGCGGCTGATGGTGAGGAACGCGCATGAATGCGTGTAGGCGCTCACCACCGCCTGCGAGACGACGGTGTCCAGGGCGTTCGACTCGAACACGCCGGACACGTCGGCGGCCAAGCCCTCATCAGAGCCTCCGTCGACGCTGAAGCCCTCGAACGCGCTCAGGTCGGCGAGCATGCGCACGGCCTTGGCCGGCCAGCCGATCATCACGGACACGTTCGACCTGATCTTGTCGGGAATGCTGATGCCGAAATCCTTGACCCGTTCGTGCGCCGAATAGTAAAGCGAGCGGAGAATATTGCCGTTCTGCTTCTGCAACCACACCCGCAGCAGACGCTCGATGATGTCCCAATCAGCCTCATCGATGCCTTTTATAGCTCGAATGGAGGGAAGGGATTCGCTGGCGAGGAACGGTTTGCCGCCTGCGGCGGTCACGATTTCACTGCTGACCATCAGACCATCACCCTCTGCTTCCTGCCCGGTTTGCGTTTGCTGACGAATGCCCCGTGCAATGCGACCGTGCATGCCTGCAATGGGCTGATGTCGATGTCGGAGCCTTTCTTGTTCCACGCCTTCAGCCCGTTGGGGCCGATGTCACGCAACGTGACGCCATGCGCGGCCATGGATAATTGCGGCTGGTGTTCCGCGTCCAAATGCTGCAGGGTTCCGGCGTGGATCATGTCGAGCACCCTTCCGGTAGCGGCACCCAGGTCACGTGACTGGGTGACGATCACCTTGATGTGTCGTTTCTGCAGGTCGGGCAAAAGGCTCATGGCCGGCGACTGCGCATCGATGACCACCGCAGATGTTTTATGCCAGCGTTCCGCCAGCCAGTCCACCGCCCACGCGGTGCCCGCCTGCTTCGCGTCACGGTATTCCTGCAGATTGATGAGCGCCGTCCCGTCATCGTGGCGGACGGCCATGCCGATGGCCAGGGCGCTGCGGTCGGGCGGCATGTCAAGCCCGAATGCGAGCCGGCCGTCCAAGTCGGGCTGTTCGATGTTGCCGGCCTCCCACTGCTGCGGGTCGATGGCCGACATGCTGTTTTCCGCATCCCAGATGCCCAAACCCTCGCGACGGAAGTTGTCATCGTCGCCGAGCAGTTTGCGCATGCGCAGGATAGCGGTCTCGGACGTGCGCTTCGGGAAACTCGGGTTGGCCTTGGCCCACTGTTCGCGGTCGTCGGGGTCGCAGTCTGGGTCGGCGCTGAACTCGACGTACAGCATGCCATCCGCATGCCTGAGCCCGTCACGCCTTTTGTCGGCGAACGTTTCGGACGGGTCGCCGGGCTGCGGGGGAGTGCCCATGAACACGATCAGCGGATTAGGGCTCACGTTCGTGGCCGGGATCATGTCGTTCAACGCCTTGACGGTCAGGATCTGCGCCTCGTCGAAGATTTCCACGTCCACCGCGTCGAAGCCACGGCCGAAGCCCTGCTCGCGGGCTCCGAACATGATACGGCTGCCATTGCGGAACGCGATCTCCTGCTGGCCGTTCGCCCGCCGGATATGCTCCACATACCTGGCCATCAATTTGTTTTGTGCGAAGCCGCACATCGACTGGAACGTCTCATCAGACGTACGCGTGCGATGCGCGGTCCACAGCACCTTCAGGTTCGGCTGCATGGCGCACAAAAGAAAAACGGCGGAGCCGATGGTGAACGTCTTGCCCACCTGACGGCATATCGATATGACAGTGCCGCCCTCGCCGCACGCATACAGGCCGTTCTCGCGCTTGCCGAGCATCAGATACAGCAGTCCCTGCTGCCATAGGTCGTAGGTGATGCCCATGCGGGTGGCCGCACGCCGCAATTTCGGGAAATCGCTGGAGACGATGCCGCTTGGCTGGGAAAGCACGCGGGCGAGCTCAGACAATCGACGCTCCGACATCATCCACCTCGCTTGATTCCACGGACTCGTCGCCGAACAGGTCATTGCCGCCGGACTGGGCTTCAAGCTCACGGCATACCGTGATGTACTGGCGGGATAATGCCGGCAGATCGGATGTGCGGGTGTCGGGATCGTCCAACGCCTTCTTCAGCACGTCGCGCGTGTGGCGCAGCACATCTTCCATCGGCTCGTCCATCATCCGCTCGAGCTCACGGTTCGTCGGCAAAGGCGCGGGCTTCGCTTTCACCTTCGGTTTTGGTTCAATAGGCCTGTTGCCGGCCTTCCTCTGCCGGTACGCCTTCTGCTTGCATTTCGAAGAACAGTATTCGGCACCCTCTCGCGCGTCCTTGGGCAGCGGGGAGCCGCACACCGTGCAAATCCTCGCCATAACGCCTCCTAAAAACCGTTGCCGATGCCGTAACGCGTTACCGTTACCGAAACCGTGGGGAGATATCGGCTCTATGCGCCGGGAGGAGCCACTGCCGGTGGGGTGGGGTGTACCGCCCTGGGTCACACGTCGAGCCGGGTGAATGGGATTGAAGTTGGTCGCGCTTGCATGTTCCTGCCTTTGCCGTTGAGGATGTTGGCTACCTCTTTGCGAGCCCATTCGAGCGAATGAACGCCTTTGATTTGGTTGCACCATCGGTGTGCGGCTCCGCTGTTGTTGTAGGTGAGCGTGCCGCCTCGTGCGATTGGGATTGTTTCGTCGAGCACGTAGCTCCACGGGTCAGGTGACTTCAGTGTGTAGTCGATTGGTCTGCCGCAAATGTAGCAGCATGTGTTGGCGGCTTTGACCCGCGCCCTGTTCTGCCTGCGCCTGTGCCCGTTGCGTTGTCGTGGATTGTATCCGTTGCGGCTCATGGTGTGCCCTCGCAGAGGCGTTGCCATGTGTCGGTAAAGGCTTGGGCGGAGGCCGTGATGACGGGTGTGAGGTCGTCCACGATGATGTGCCCGTCGGGGGTGGTGCGCGTCGGTACGGTGAGGTACTCGATTTCGCCGAGCACATGCCCCTGGGCGTCTGTGATTTGGAGGTTGATTGTCGGCTGGCTGGGCATTGCGATCACCTCGAGGCTATGGAATTTGCAATAAGGGACGGTAACTAGGATTTCATATACATCCACTACCTAAGGAGGTGAATATGAAGAAGAAGATTCGTGATCTGGTTTATGCGGATCTCGGACGCGAGGTTTCCTACGACGGGCCGGGCAGAAGTCATGTCGTTGGGGTGCTTGAGCATTTCGAGTTCACGCTGTCACAGCAGGATTCGACGATATGGGTCGGTTCGACTCCGGGTGAAGCTGGGGATTCGTTGACATCCCGTGTCGGGTTGGATGATGATATCGACATTCAGTGACGGTCGCAGGTCAGTTCTTTTTTCAGTTGTATGACCTGCATTTCCAAGACGTGGATGCGTGTTTCGAGCTTTTCGATTCGCGTATCCACGTCTTTTTCGTTTTTATGCATGATGTTCTCCGATGTGTGGGACGTGTTTGGTGGCTTGGGCGAGATTCGAATTCGCGGCAACCCGAGCTTTGCGCTCTGTTGTGATTGCGCCCTAGCAGTCGCTGCTATGGCCGGTTAGGCCTCTACCGTACGCAAGCCGTGGCATACGCGGTTGGCTTCGATCCAACGACCTGCGGTTTTGGAGACCGCTGCTCTACCTGCTGAGCTACGCGCATAGGTGGATATGAGTAAAGCCCCTGAGATGTTTATCCCAGAGGCTTCCACAGTAATCCTGATACGGAGTATACCACGGGTCGGTGTCAGCCTACTGCCGCTTGGAAACGCTCATTGCCATGGCGACGGTCTCCCTGATGTCGAATTCGTAGTATCCGTCGTCGGCTATCGGTTTTGCCGAGGGTAGTTTGCCCCGGCGCAGCCAGTTCTTCACGGTCATGGCAGGTACGTCCAGTCCGTAATCGTCGCGGAGCCATTCGCTGCACCCGGTTGGGGTGAGTGTCTTGTGATACCGGTTCACGGCTTCGGCGGTCCGTTCGCGCAGCTCGGCCACGTTGATGGGGTTGCCGCATTTGCACAGCAGCAGCGATTCGCCTTTCGCGGCCATGACCTCGCGTCCGCATTCGGGGCAGACGCCGATTATCCGGCGCGTGCGTGGCCTGCGGTCCACGAGCGGTTCGATGCGCTCGCAGGTGTGGATGAGCCATGTCAGCCAATGTCCCGAACGGCTGGCGCGGCATAGGTCGGGCAGTCGTCGTGGCGAGTCCCTGAGCAGGGTCTGCCATCTCGGACGGCTTTCCACGCCGGTTTCGTTCCACATGTCCTGCAAGCCGTCCTCGATCTGGTCGAGCATGTCCTGCGCGTGGAGGTTGATGGGCGCGGGCGCCGCGCCTCCTTGCGGTTTGCCGCCCGCTCCGGGTTCTCCGAGCTTGTAGGCGTGACGGGACACCTGTTGCAGGAGCATCATGTCGCGGCGGAGCCGGTGGAGCGTTTTCGCGTAGACGCGGCGGCAGTCCCGGCAGAGCGTCCATGGTGCCTCGACCTGTCGGCTGCCGCAGTATTGGCATGGTTCGGTGGTGATGAACATTATGTTGAAACCCTCCACGTTTCGGCTATGATGGTGCCTTGGTGAGCGTGCCCTCCGCCTGTTGGTGGAGGGTTTCGTTTTGTCTTTCGTTGGATTCAGTGTTTTTACGCTGAATTCAGTCATGTATTCGCGTGTGTTTATCGGTATTTTTCAGACCAGTGGTTCGATGAATTCCGGTGTCCACGCGTCCGCGCGTGATTTCGGCGGTTCGGGATGCTCGATCACGTACAGCACCTCGCTCAACGGCAAACCGAGGAGTTTCGCCGTGTACTCGGGTGTCGCGGCCTTGCCTTTATGCCATTTGAGTATCATCTCACGCTGGTTGTTCGTCGCGCTCATGATTCCTCCTTGAGTGTGGTGACATATTCGATGGCCTTGCGCTCACGTTTCGCGTACCTCCCGCACTTGCGTTTGAGACGTTTGAGGCTCATGGCGTATATGTAGACTCTGAAGTCGCCGTCCTCGGTGATTCTGGCCTCGTACCGGCTTAGGGTTGAGGCCCTGAATTGCGCGGTCAGATGGTTGGTAAGCTGTACTCCGTTCATTCCTCCACCTCGGTTTCCTCGCCGTAATGGCCGTAGAGTTGGTCTGCCGCATCCTTGGTCGTGTAGAGGCATTTCGCGGGAGCGTGTTCGTAGTCGTAGATGGCGGCTGCGACGACCTCTCGAAACTCCTCGCGGGTGAATATCTTCGCCTTATAGCTCATCGTCTGCCTCCGTAAAATCGTTGAACGATGGGCTGGCACAGCTCATATCCCTTCTGGGCCCACATCTCCAGTGTTTTGAGGATCACGAGAATCGACAGTGAGTCGAGCCCGTCGTCAACCAGTTTGGGAATGTTGCTGTACTGTGCGTTCAGTGTCGTATGCCCGTTCTTGCTGCTGATGATGCTCATGCTTCCACCGCCTTGGCCGGACGGAACGGAGCTTGAGAGGTCACGTGCTTGCTGTTGAGGCCCGACCAAACAGACCCGGTGACGGGGGATTCCGGGTCACCGATAAGCAAAGCGACCAACTTCGAATTGTCCAGGCCGGAGATGGCGACGCTCCACAAGGCATTGTCCTTATCCCACCACAACCCGTCATGGTTGGGCAGCTTCGGCTTCCGACGCAATGCGTAGGCGAAGTTTGAATTAAACATCCAATCGTGGAAGTCGGGAATCTCTGCCTGTACCATGACTGCAAGGGTGCAGTCTGTTTCGTCATCATCATCGACAGCGACAACGGAGAATCTATTGCCGTTCGTCGCGACGAAAATATCGCCCGTGCAAACATCGTGAATGTCATCGATACGCTCGTACTCGGGGTCATCTGGCACGCTGATAGACTCATCCACCAGTTCGATGGACTCGATGTAGTCTCTGGGGATGAACTTGTCATTTCCAGACCCGCTGCTGAGGGGGAAAACGCGCTTAATGTCACCATCGGCGGTGGTTACGCCGGTTGCTACGGTCCCTTCCTTGAATGTAACCTTTACATGAAGGTCTGCCATTTCCTTGCAGGTCTTTCCTTCCCAGAATGGTTTCTCACTGCTCATCGTCTGCTCCTTCGTCGTTGATGCTGAGGTTATGGATACGGTGCATCCGAGTCCTTTCCATCAGCCGTGCCGTCGTATGCAGCATGGCCGGTGAGACACTTTCCGAGGTCTCGATGCTGATGTCGTACGTGTCGCATTCCTTGTTGATGCCCCACACTTTGATGCTGTTCATTTCGGAGACTCCCTTCAGCCGGCGAGCGCCGGCGTTGTTTCTTATGGTTGTTTCTTATGGTTGTTTCTTATGGTTGTTTCTTATGGTTGGTTGTTTTTTCTGGTTGTTTTATTGGTTTTCGTTGTGCATGGGGCAGTAGAGGTGGCTTCGTTGTATGCCTTTGTTGCCTTCTTGCCAGCCGTGTTGGAGGGCGGTTTGGATGGCTGTGTTGGTGTCGTGGACGTCGAGCCATTCGGTGTCCATGTCGGGGCCGGTGTAGTCGCCGTCTGCGGTGATGTCTCCGGTGTCCCGGTTTTCGCGGAATTCGAGGCTGGCGTTGCAGCCGATGGCGTCGCAGTGGATTTCCCAGACGTGTTCTTCGATGGTTTCGATGATGCGTGTGGTGTCCGTGTAGGTTTTGACGCTCATGCTTGTTCCTTCGCTCGTTTCTTGCGTTCGTAGCGGCGTTTCATCGCCCGGAATTCGTCGGGATGCTCCTGTTGCCATCGGTGTTGGTAGTCGTTGACCCGTTTGCGGTATGCGGGGTCGTGTTTGCGTCTCCATTTGAGGTGGCAGTTGATGCATAGGCCGTCCATGCGGATATGCCGGCGAGCGCCGCTGATGTCGCAGATGATGCAATGTTTGTCGTCGGTTTCGTCTGCGGGTCGTAGGTGGTGTGGTTCGAGGTTCAACCGGCATCGGTGGATGTACTCGTCCAGGTTGTTCATGGTTTCGTCTTCCCCTCGCCTTGCTTCGTCTTCCTTCGTCTCAGGTTCTCCTTGCATTGGCTGCAGAGGATCGGGGTGCCGGCGTGCGGCCTGCATTCCTTGCCGCAGTTGGTGCAGTGCAATGGGTGTTTGGCGGGTGTGGAGGATGATCGTATCGACCCGGTTTCGGCTATCGATGTGAGCGCCCAATCCAATTGGTCGAGGTCATGGGTCTTGCATGCGTGGCATACCGCGCCCGCCTTCATGGTCGACAATCCCGTGCCGGCGAGTGATTCCCACAACGCCCAGACGGCCGTGTACAGGTCCTCGCCGCCCTTGAGCCTCGCGTAGAGCGGGCTGGCCAGTATCATCCGGGCCGCTTCCATGTGCGACCTGGCGTCCGCCTTCATGCGTTGGCGGTGCTTCTCGTTCGTCTGTTCGAACGTCATGCTTCCCCTCCCTTAGCCGGCGAGCGCTGGCTTGTTTCCGTGTCGGTTTGCTTGCGTGTGTTATCTGGGGTTGCCGTCCCTGTCGCAGAGCGTGTATCCGCCCTGGTTGTCGAGGAGCAGCCAGCCTTGGTGCGCGTCCCATACGGGGACGGTTTCGGGGTGGTCGTTGTATCCGCTGACTATCCACCCGTATTCCATCGCCGTTTTGGGATGGTTGTGTACCCATCCGTGGCAGCCTGTGGTGCCGGAGCCGCATAAATGGATGAGGTTGGCTGGCAGATGCAGTCCGGGGAACGGGTGGCTTCTCATGTGTCGGTGGTGGAGGCTGTGGCCGCTCCAGATGTGGTCCAATTCGTTGCCGCATCGCAGGCACCGGTAGTGGTCTCGTCTGGCGGTCAGCCTGTGTGTTTCCCTTGTGGGGTTGGTGCGGCTCATTTGACGAGGTCCAGCCATTCGATGTATTCGCTGATGTCCGTGTCCAGGCAGTCCGTCACACGATGCGGTTTCGTCTGCGTGTAATGCTCGTACGGGTCTGCTCCCAACGCGGTTTGGGTCAACCGGATGGCGGTCATGTCCAACGCGCGGTAGGAGAGCAGCCTGTGGAAGCGTCCCCACTGGTCCTCGGCGAACAGGTAATGCTCCAGAAACGGCAGGTCGAAGCCCATCATGTTCGTGCCCGCCGGATGCAGCACATGCGTTTCCGCCATCGACTGGGTGAAATCGATGACGGCGAGCGCCACACGCGCCGTGGAGCATAGTTCGGGGCTTGCGTCGATGACCTCGTCGATGAGCCCGTTCGCCTCATGCATCCGATGCGCGTAGGCGAAGCTCCTGTCAGTGGGCAGTACGTCGGGTTTGATTATCGACTCGTAGCGCCCGTACTCGGTTTTCGCGTCCATGCTCGTGCACCTCAAGCCGATTTCCGGCATCAGGTCGTGGCGCGGATCCGTGCCGGTGGTCTCGATGTCCACCCACAAGAGGGCTTCGGTTTTCCTGGTCATGCGATTTCCTCCAAATCGTCCTTCATGAGTCCCAAGGCGGCGAGCGCTTCGGTTTCGGTTTTTCCTTGGTTGAGCAGTTCCGCCGCTTGCAATGCCAGCGGGTCGTTGTCCGGCGCGTCACGGTCCAGCAGGTTGAGCACGTGCGTGCACCCGTAGCTGTGCCGGTGGGGTTTCCGGGGTGGCGGCGTGGGATGGGCGAAGCCGCCTGCGAGCGCCGGTTCGGTTCGATTGGTGTTGCCGAGTCCGAGTTCGCGGCCGCGTCTCAGCCAGTTGCGGAACGCCGCCGCCGGGTCGGCCGGCAGATGGCCTCCGGCTATCGCGTGGTCGCGGAACTTGGCGAGTTCGGCGTCCAGGTCGAGTCCGATTTCGTCGGCGAGCTGCCGGTGCGACTGGTCGGGGGTGAGGTTGGCGAGCGCTTGGAGTCGTGTGGTGTCGGGTTTTTCGGTTTTGCTGGCGCGCGTACTCTCTCTTGACGGTTCTATTGACGGTTCCTGTGACGGTTTGGGTGAAGTGGGTTTCACCCCTGAAACGAAGTGGGTTTCACCCGTGGGGTGAAGTGGGTTGCACCCCTCGGGTGAAGTGGGTTTCACCCGTGGGGTGAAGTGGGTTTCACCGGTGCAACCTGTTTCGGGGGTGCAATGGGTTTCACCCCTCTCAACCGTTGCGTCCATTGGGGTTTCGCCCTTTTTGGTCTTCGGGAACAGCTTGTAGACGACCGGTCGGCGTCCCTTCGCGTATTTGGCCACGAGTTTCTGGTCGCCCTTGCGGATCAGACGCATCTGTTCGAGCTTCCTCAACAGCAGTTGGATGCTGCGTTCGCTTTTCTCCGTCTCCTCCGCCATGGTCTTCACGCTCGGCCACGCCATGCCCTCGTCGTTCGCGTAATCCGCGAGCACGATCAGCAGCAGTTTCGCCGTGCTGTCCCCATGCAATCGGGTCTTCTTGGCCTTCGCCACCAGTTCGATGCTCACGGCTCCGCCCTCCTGATCTCCACACCGGTCACATGGCACGAATCGTCCAAAAGGGCCAGCATGTCCATGAGCATCATCGGCGTGACGCCCGCACCCACCTCGGCGCGTGAATCCACCACGAGACGCTCCACGCTCACCGGCGCGTCATCGCCGTTGCGCACCCTGATAACCACTTTCGTGTTCACTGCTCCAGCCCCTTCCTCTCCGCGTTCGACACCGCGTAGCCGGCCGATTCCAGCACCTCGTAGTAGGCGTTCAAACCCTTGAGATCGCACTGGTAGGCCTCACGGTCCCACGTGTCCGCGTCTATCGCGCCCTCCCTGCGGGCCAGCAGGAGCAGCAGAAGCTCCACGCCCCGACGGGAGGGAACCGACTGGCGGCGGCGCAGCTCCAGGGCGTTCTCCGCCACGTTGAGCGTGTACACGCCATGCTCCGGGTCCTTGTCCGTGACCGGCAACGGTCTGGCGAACAGGGAGTACGCCTTGACCACGCGGGTCCACCCGTTCGAGTCCAGGCTCGTGCCTCTCATCGAATCGCCCACGCCCATCAGCTCCAACAGGGTCAGGCGTTCCGTCATGTCGCGCAGCGCGTCCGCCTTCAACACGGGAACGGTTGTTCGGATCCATTCGCAGCGCAGTTCGGCCGACGCCTGGGCGAGCTCCCTGACCTTGTGGCGGCGCTCCCGTTCCATCCGGCGTTTCGCTTCGGCCTTCCCGTCTTCCCTCTCCTCGGCTGTCTTCTTCGCCGGCGTGTAGGCCACGACGCTTCCCGCGTCGTCGAAGATGCGGATGACCGCGCCGGGGCGCTTCCCCTCGGCCTGCCAGTCCTTCCACTGCTTGGAGAACGGGCCGGGATAATCCTGGACGAAACGCCGCTGCCTCTCGTAGCCTGTCGGGTTCGCCCACATGTCCTCCGGTTTGAGGTTGTCGGGCAGCATGGGCAGATTGTTGGATTCGGCCCACAGGCGCGCGGCCTCCACCCATTCGCGCCGGTCGCGTTCGCGGCGCAGCCGGTTGCGCTGCCATTCGAAATCATTGGAACCGGCCTTGGCGGCGAGCCTGGCCTGCGCCTTCTCGTCGCCGTCGAATTCCGCGATGTCCTCCAACTCGGAGAGCGACAGTTGCGCGAACGCGGGCGACGCCTCGCGCACCGATCGGGGGATGGACGCTATTCTCAGCCGGCCGCGCACCAGTCTCATGCTGCGCCCGGTGCGTTCGGCCATCTCCTTGACCTTCACGCCCAAGTCCAGGAGCCCCTGATAGCCGTCGGCCTCCTCCAACGGGGTCAGGTCCACGCGCTGCGTGTTCTCCACGAGCATCAGCTCGCGTTCCTCGCGCGCCGACAGCTCCTCCACGCGGCACGGCACCATGTCCAGGCCGGCAATCTTCGCGGCCGCGAGCCTGCGATGCCCGATGACCACGTGGTACATGGGCCTGCCGTCCCGGTCGCCGGACGGGGTGACCAGCAGCTCCTGTTTGATGCCCTGCGCCCTGATGCTGTCCGCCAGCTCCCTTACGTCGCCCACGTCCCTGCGCGGATTATGCGGGTTCGGCTCCAGTTGGGAGACGGGAATGTCCACTATGGATATCGACATGAAAATCCTCCTCTAGAATTCCGGGTCGTCCGACCCATCGGCCGGAGGAGCGGGCTGGCTGGAGGCCCACGGATCCTGCTCCGGCGATTGCGGTTGTTGCGGTTGGCCGAACGGGTCGTTGGCGGCTGGTTGCGGCGCGTCCTGCTGCCAGCCCGACTGTTGCGGATTGCCGTACGTGGAGCCGCCCGAATACGACTGCTGACCCTGTTGGTTGTTTTGGAAGCCGTTGGGCTTGGACTGCTTGGCCACTGCCGCGACCGCGTAACGCAGGCTCGGGCCTATCTCGTCCACCTGCAGTTCCACGATCGTGCGGTTCGACCCGTCCTGCGCCTGGTAGGAGCGTTGCTGCAATCTTCCCGTGACGATCACGCGCACGCCCTTCTTCAACGATTGGGCGATGTGGGCGGCGAGGTCGCGCCATGCGCTGCAGCGCATGAACAGGGCCTGACCGTCCTCGTACTGGTTCGTCTGACGGTTCCACACGCGCGGCGTGGAAGCAACCGTGAAATTCGCGACCGTCGCCCCGGTGCCGATCGTGCGGATTTCCGGGTCCGCCGTCAGGTTGCCCACAATGGTGAGCGTCGTCTCTCCGGCCATCACCTACTCCTTCTGAAATGTTTCTTGTCTGCGTATTCCACGAACGCCGAGACCCTGCGCGACGGCCGGTCGACCGTGATGACACCCGGCTTCGGCACCAGATAGATGCGGGGGTTACGCATGTCCGTGTTCAAATCAGCCAGACGCTCATAGAATTCCTCTATGAGCTCGCCGGGCGTCATGCGCATCCCCTCGTCCGTTATGGGCGCGGTCAACGTTGCCGTGCCCATAACGGCGTCTCCGGCGTTAACGTGAGCCCGGCCTCGTGGATGCTCAGTCCGATGAGGCTCGCCAGCGACTGCCGGGTGGGATATGCGGTCAGGATGTCAAGGTTGGTGAGCAGCCGGTCCGCGACCGCAAGCCACATGTCGTTCGGCACGTCAGGCGTAGAGGCGCTGCTTGCGCGTCTGCTTGTTGATGCGGTCAAAACGGGCCACCTCCTCGACCTCGAAGCCCAGCACCTGCATGGTGTCGGGGTCGGTGACCGGCGTCGGCCCCCAGCCTCGCGTGAGCTTGTTCTGGATGGTCTTCTTCGCCTTCCCGTAATGTTCGGCGAGTTGTTCCACCGTCATCAGGTTTGGTATCGGCGCACTCATTGGGGTATCCTTTCTAGTGGAGTTTCTTTCCGCCCCAGTAGCCGCTGGGGCTTTTCTTTTTTGCGTAACCTTGCGGTCGTGGACGGCGATGGAATCGCACCATCTCCCGGCCTTTGCCCACGGGTGACGAGTCCCGCGAATCTCGGTCGGGGGCTCTTGCTGCCGCCCTCGGCCGGAAACCCTGATGTGTGGTAGGCTCCCGGCCTTGTGTTTGAGAACTGTTTTGAGTTATTTGGTTTTAACGACTGGCCTTTGTCGCAAGCCCCGGCCACGACGTATCAAGGAGAGACTGGGGCAAGACTTAATCAATTCCCGTCTCGGCGGCCAGCAAGGCCATGAGCCGGATCGGGACACCAAGGAACGCCACAAAAGCGCAGATTCCGTTGGCTAGGGGAGTGGCGCACGCCGGGTGGGTCATCAGCCAGACAAGGCAGACCGCGAACATGACGGCGCAGACCACTAGCCCGCGCATGAATCTGCGTGACGGGCCACCATCGGCCTTCCGGTAGCCACCCGCGTGGTGGCCATACTCTTTGGCGTTCATGTTTTTCTCTTTCCGTATAAGGTCCCTCCGCCGGTAGGCTTGGAACTGCGACATTCAAAACACGGCCAACGGAGGGAAGAATGATTAATTGGGGAACGTTCATGATGGAGGTGAGCAAGACCCCGTCAGTGCTGATCGGATTGGTGTTCACCGCGATAACGATCTGTCTGACGATCTTCAACCTCTGGTGGTCGATGAGAAACAGAGTTGAAGCGGAGTGGACCGTAAGCGTCACGTCAACAGCGGACGTCATGATCGACCCGATACCGGTCGCGCAGGTACAGGCAGCGGGGAGCAGGATTCTGAAATCGAACACTACGATGGTGGTGATTGTGACGAACAGTGGTGATGGTCCAGCGTTCTCCGTGACGGCTGAGGGAATCAACATGAAGGGCATCGTCGTAAACGAATACGATTTTCCCGGACAGCAGTTCAAGCAGCTGGTGGTGCAGCAGAAGATCAACAGGGTGATGCCGGGAGAGCGTTTCTTCGTCGTCCTGGACATGATGAGCATTGTTTCGTCATGTGATTTCGGAGTGAAGGTGCTGTGGACCCCGCAGCCCACGCGATTGGGACGCGTGGTGTACAAGGAGTATCCAGTAATGCGTGACCCGTTGAAGAGATCAAGGCATATCCATACCACCACGCGGCCTTTGCTGCGCTGGTCTTCCCTGTTCTCGCATATGCCGAGACCATTCCGACGGTTGCTGCAGTTCGCGCATTGGATAAGACACGATGCCATGATGGACGTTCCCTCCTTCCTCAAGAAATTGGACGATATGCTGCCGGCCGATGACTATTCACCGAATGCTGGCGTTGATGAAGGCGCAGACCACGCAGATGATCGCGCAGACCCAAATGATTGAATTCACATCCATCACTCCGCGTCCTTTCCGATGATTCGTTCCAACTGCGCGGCCTGTCGTTTGGCTTTGAGCCTCATCGCCTTCCGCTGAAGGCACAAGCGGTTCCACTTGTCCTTGGTCTCTATGGGGTTGCCGCCGCGTGCGATTTTGAGGCATTCCGGGCATTGGAGGAATGCCTCGCCGTCGCTTTTCCCGACCTTCGGGACGCAATGGCATGACGGGCATTCCTCCAACGGTTCCGCGATGATCTTCAACGCTTCCTCGACCTGCTGGTCCCACCGTTCGATGGCCTGCCGTTCGTCGGACGGCGAGAGCGGGTTGCCGCCGTAGTACCCGTATCCGCATTCCCCGCAACGGCAGCCCCAGCGTTCGAAGTCGTATCCGTATCCGCCTGACGTCCACGAATCCATCACCGCCTCGGCATGGCCGTTGCATAACGGACAGGGCAACGGTGTCGGCATCGGCCCCTCGGCCTGTCCGGACTGGCATGCCTGACGATTGTGCTTCCACCACACCATCACGCCACCTCCTTGCCTGCGAGCGCGTCGGCCAAGGTCTTGACCGGGTCTCCGCCCGATAGTTGTTGTGCGGCCACGAATGCGGCGAGGCTCATGTCGTCGCCGTCGAGCCATTTGGCGATGGTCATGCGGTTGCGGTTGCTGGCGTCGGCGATGCTGGTCATCTTGGTCTTGGACAGCAGCACGCGGTTACGGGTGTCATGGGTCGCCCGTTTTGCGACTTCAATTGCTGGTAGGTTAGACATGTGCTAATTCCTTTGACTGATGATTGGGGGTATGGGGCGTGGTGAACGCGGCTACCTATGTGAAGCGTTTTCTGCTGGCCAATAAGGCGGATGGCATAACATATCGTTTCCCGGATGTATCGGGCGCGATGGCCGAAGTGGACAGCACGTTGAGAACGGCTGCGGCGGTCGGAGACGAAGATGCCGACCTCGCCTGCCGTTGTCTCGCCGACATCTGGTACAACATCTCAGTTGCTTGGGAACGGAACCAGCGCAGCATGGAGATGATGGATTCGAAGGTTCCCATCTCGAACGAGGATCGCATGGCGCTACGCACCGCGGAACGTCTGCTGGATGCGAGGGCCGCCGAATATCCGCAGGAGAGAAGAGACAGTATCCGAGAGCTTGTCGCCGACGTTCCCGGCTTGCTCAAGGCCGTCACGCTGCCGAAGGACCTCAAGGAGTACGTGGCCCGTCTTGTCCGCGAGGTCGGCACCGCATTGGATGAGTATGAGCTGACCGGCGACTTCAAACTGGACATCGCGTTCACCCGATTGCAAACTTCGTTGAATATCATCGCCGCGACCCCCAAAGACGAGAAATCACAGCGAACAGTGATGGAGTTTTTGCAGAAGCGTGTGGTCCCTTGCGTTGCAGCTGTCGGTTTCGCGTTAGGGGCTATTGCCGATTCCGCGACGATACTGGAGTATCTGGGATATTCTCCTGCCCAGATCGAATCCCATGAGCCGCGTAAAACTCCCGAACCGCCTGCGAGCGATATCCCGCAAGCCGTTCAGGCGTCAGACACTCATCCGGAGAATCCTCAATCAGACGAGTGACGTCATCCACCACGGCATCCAACACATCAACGGCAGCATCAAAGGAGCTACCCTCATATCGAGATAGATTTAGCATCATCTCAACCACCTCCTGTGTAACCATGTGCTTACGCAACTAAGATTAAGTTAGCACACGCTTACAATATTGGCTAGTGACGGCGTGTCTCCATGTGCTTACGTTAATCTTGAGGTCATGGCAGAGAAGATAAAGTGGACCACGCTTGACTATGTGGCCAAAGAAGCAATAGCCAAGGTCATGGATGACTCGGGCTTGGCCTACCGACCGATAGCAGATCGTATTGGAGGGTTTGTCAGCCATGTTCGAATCGGTGATATACACAATGGCGTCAAGTCTCCGATTCGCCTTTCGGAATTTATAGCCATTTGTGATGCTTGTGGCGCTGACCCGGTGCAGACGTTGCGGGAGATCATCGCCGAAGCGCGGCGCATCGAAACGGAGCGAGAGCGCGAGCGTCGCGTGGAGGAGACGAAGCGTATCCTCAAGGACGACCCGATGGCGTTGGCCGCCGATATCGATGGGGAGAAGAGCAAGTACGTCGAATACGGCGACGGGGATGACCCGGCATGAGACACCTACCGTTGAACATGCACGATTCCTACGGCGGCATGCGCATGGCCATCTACGCTGCCGGACTCGACGTAGAGGTGCGCAGCTCTCCCAGCCTACCGGGCAACATGATGGGCTGTTACTGCGAGGCCACACGCACCATCCTCATCGACCGGCGTCTCCCATACGTGGCCAAACGGTGCGTCCTTGTGCATGAGCTCGTCCACTGGTTGCACGGCGACGAACAATGCGGAATCAACGAAACCCGCACCCGCATGGAGACGGCCCGCCTGCTCGTGGACCGCGACCGATACGAGATAGCTGAGGCGATGTACGACGGCCAACCGTGGTCCATCGCCTCCGAGCTCGAGCTCACCACACAGGTGATAACCGACTACCAACAACAGCTGCACGACAGCGCTCTAATAGAAAGGTAAAACACATGGAATTCGAGGAATCGGTCAAGAGCGTTGCGGCGAAAGTCGCAGACCTCAAAGACTCAATCGAGACGGAAGAAGCAACCAAGACCGCGTTCATCATGCCGTTCATCGGCCAAGTGCTCGGCTACGACGTGTTCAACCCCACGGAAGTGGTCCCCGAATTCACCGCCGACGTCGGCGTGAAGAAAGGCGAAAAAGTCGATTATGCTTTGGTGCTGGATGGGCAGGTGCAGATCCTCATTGAATGCAAAAAAGTAGGGGCACAGCTCTCTCTCGAAAATGCAAGCCAGCTGTATCGGTATTTTGCCACTACACGCGCACGAATCGGCGTACTCACCAATGGCCAGGTATGGAATTTCTATATGGACATCGATGAGCCGAACCGCATGGATTCCAAGCCGTTCCTCGTGCTTGACCTGTTGGATATCGATGAAACCATATTGCCGGAACTAAAGAAGCTCACGAAACCGGCATTCGACATTGAATCAATCGCCAGCAGTGCGGAAGAGTTGAAATACGTCGGCGCATTGAAACGGGCGGTTTCCGATGAATTCAAGGAGCCGTCCGACGACTTCGTGAAGCTGCTTGCGGCCCACGTCTATGACGGCGCATTCCGTCAGACTGTCATGGATAAGTTCAGGCCGCTCGTCGAAAAGGCGTTGAAGAGGTTCCTCTCCGATCAGGTCAACGACCGGCTGAAGACCGCATTGGGCGCAGACGACATCAAAGTCGGACCAGCCGCCGAAGACGAAACGGACGATGCCGCCGATGAACAGAACGACGACACCGAAGACGATGGCATCGTGACCACCGAAGAGGAGATTGCGGCATACCGAATTATAAAGGCCATTGCCTGCAGCGAGGTTGATCCAGCCCGAATCACCATGCGTGACGCAAAGAAATATTGCGCGATTTTCCTTGATGACAACAATCGCAAGCCGGTCGCGCGCTTGTTCTTCAACACCAAGCAGAAATACATTGGACTCTTCGACGCAGAAAAGAAATGCGAGCGCCGGCCAATCGATGATCTTAATGGTATCTATGCCTTTGCTGAGGAAATTCGAAGCGAGGTCAGGCGGATCGAAAGCTGAAGAGATAGATAAAAAATGCCCTGCCGGCGCTGCAACGCCAGCAGGGCGGTTGAAACATCGACCAGTTTGCTTGTTGGAAAGGAGGACGCTTCGCCTCCCATCCTACACGGGGCGAAGCCATGCCCGAAATGGCGAACGTTGACGAATTAAATCAAAATAAAGAACGCCTAATCTTGATAAAGAAACCAGTCGCATAACCTCTCGCACATGGAATACGAAACGGCTTGATTCCAACAAAAACGATGGTGCCGAAACACGGCGTTTTGCACGATGGAAGCTAGCAGAAGTTAGTAATTGCAAGGGCTCAGCAATGGTGCCGACGCTAATGCTGTATATTTGGTATTAGATTCACTCAGATTTGATAAAGGAACGAGGTGAGAAAATGAGTGAACGCGAATCAGGGGAAACCGCACGATACAGCGGAATCCTGCATCTCGGAGACGACATCGAGATACCCTGCGGCGTCATGGACGACGGCACCAGACTGCTCTCGGAGAGAGCAGTGACCAAGGCCCTCGGAGGCAAAAGGGGCGGCTCCCACTGGCTGCGTCAGAAAGAAGGCGTCCAACTACCTGTCTATGCCTCGGCCAACAACCTGCAACCCTACATTTCCGCATCCTTGGGAATAAAACTGGTGTCCCACCGACTGTGGAGAGCCAAGGGAACGGGCGGCTTCGGAGCATACGGAATAGACGCCACGGCCCTGCCGGAAATCTGCGAAGTGTACCTCAACGCGCGCAAGGCGGGAGCCCTCACGGCATCGCAGCAGCACATAGCCGAACAGGCTGAAGCGCTGATGATCGCCCTGGCCAAGGTCGGCGTCGTGGCCATCGTGGACGAAGCCACCGGCTATCAGGCAGTAAGGCAACGCGACGAGCTCCAAAGACTCCTCAGCAAATACATAGCGGAGGAACTGCAACCATGGGCGAAACGGTTCCCTGACGAGTTCTACACGCAGATGTTCCGCCTGCGCGGATGGGATTACGGCAGCCTGGGCGCAGGCGGCAAGAAGCCGCGCATCGTAGGCAAGCTCACGAACGAAATAGTGTACGAACGGTTGCCCAGGGGCGTTCTGGAGGAATTGAAGCGGAAGAACCCGCCGACGGTCGAGGGGCGGAGAAAATACAAGCACCACCAATTCCTCACGGAGGACATTGGAGACGAGCATCTGGAACGTCAGATTAGTGCCGACATCACACTAATGCGTGCATCCGGCAGCTGGGCCGAGTTCGAGCGCCTGCTCGACCGAGCCTACCCCAAGTTCGGAGCAGTACAAGGGGAATTGGATATAGAAGACTAATTAATTGCCCTTCATGCTGTTCCAGCAGCACGAAGGGCGGTGAAGCAAAATTATCAGTTTGTTCGAGATTGATAGCCGCTTCGCGCTCCAGTCTAGCAGCGAAGCGGAGAATGGAGCATTACCAATGGCGAACGTCACCAGATACAAGACCAGCAAAGGCGAAACCAGATACCGCGTGAGATACCGCAAGCCGAACGGCACCCAGACCGACAAACGCGGCTTCCGCCGCAAGATCGACGCGGAGAACTGGGCGGCCGAACACGTCACCATCGCAAAAGCAACCGATATGTTCGTTGACCCGCAGGCGGGGAACCGGCTCATAGCCGAACTGCACGATGAATGGCTGACCGAACGCAAACCGTTCTGGAAGCCCTCGCACATAGGCCGGGAGCAATGCCTGTGGCGCACTCATTGCATCGATGCATGGAGCGGGCGGAGAATCAACGGCATCACCCACGGCGAAGTGCAGCGCTGGGTCAGCGAACTCGCCTCGCGTCGTTCCGCGACCGTGGTCATCGGCGCATACGGGATACTGGCCGCCATCTGCCGTAACGCCGTCCGCGACAAGCTCATACTCAATAATCCGTGCGAGGGCATCGAACTGCCCCGGAAGCCGCAGCGCAAGCAGAAGCGCGTCTACCTGACCGCCAGCCAGGTCATCGAATTCGCCGACGAGGCGCGCAACGCGAAACGGTTCGGCGATGTGCGACGCGCGCTCGTGCTCACGTTGGGCTTCTGCGGACTGCGATGGGGCGAGGCTTCCGGCCTGCGCGTCGAAGATGTGGACTTACGGCAGGGCGTGCTGCGTATCAGGCACAACACCGTGCAGGTCAACGGCAAGCCGGTCGATGGCACCCCGAAGAGCAGCGAGCAGCGCATCGTGCCCATGCCACGCATCGTCATCGACGCGCTCGGGCCACTGCTCACGGACAAGAAGCCCCTTGACCGGGTGTTCACCGACCCTAACGGCCGTCCCATCCGCCAGCAGGCCGCGACCGACAATCCCACGAACCACTCATGGTGGCCGGAAGCCCTGCGCCGTCTCGGCTGGGATTCATCGATGTGGCCGTCCCCGCATGACATGCGTCACGCGTTCGCCTCACTGGCCGTCCATGCCGGGGCGAACGTCAAGGCCTTGCAAAGGGTTATGGGACATGCTTCGGCGAGCATGACACTGGACGTGTACGCCGACCTGTTCGACGGCGACCTGATGGATATGGCCCACATGATCGACGCGACCATACAGATCGAGACCGGTCGTGGGGAATGTGGGCAAAATGTGGGCAAGACCGTTTCGGAGACACCGAAGGCAGGTAGAAAAACGTTGGAATCATTGGGTTCTGCGGTTTCGGTTGGGTAG